AGAGGACAGCCCAGTCACCATTCCAACAAAAGGCTCTCTTGACCTAGATGCAGTAAGAAACAACGAGTTCTGTTTCAGCTGACCTTCTGTCACCCCACCAGAGGAACCTAGCGGCCTCCCAGCTGTGGTTTCTCCTTTACCTCAACAACTGGGGCTGGCTTCGGCTGGCCCCTTTTTCTGTAAGTTCAAAGGAACGCAACAAGATGGCAAAAGTATACAAATTCACGACACCCGCAGGCAATGCAAAATACCCCCACCTCAACAGCCCAGACACAGCCTTCGACACGGACAATCCAAAGTATAAAACTGAGATACTGATGTCTGAAGACGAAGCCGCACCACTGATTGCACAGATCAAAGCAGCAGCAGCTGAGGCTTTTGGTGCTACTGCCAAATTTCGTATGCCAGTCAACAAAGACGAAGAGACTGGTCAGGTGTCAATCAAAGCGCAATCCAAGTACCAACCCAAGTTCTATGACGCACAAGGTCAAGTCATTGTGCCAACAGCCCTGCCAAAGATCGGTGGCGGCTCGACAGTCAAGATGGGTGGTGTGTTCAACTGTTACACTGTTAGCGGCTCCAAGGGCGTAAGCCTTATGCTGGACAAGGTACAAGTGATCGATGTGGTCAATGGCTTTGGTGGCGACGATGGCGGCTTTGAGGCCGTAGATGGCGGCAGCTTCACTGTTGACCACTTCGAGGAACCCACACCAAGCACTCAAGCTGTAGTCAACGGTGACTTTTAACCGCGCAAGGTTCCGTGGCATTAAGGCAGGCTACCGCTCAGGGCTGGAAGAAACTATCTCTCAGCTTTTGACGGATGAGGGCATTGAGTTTGAGTATGAGGTGGACAAGATCACCTATGAGATACCTGCCCGTGTCGCCAAGTACACCCCAGACTTCAAGCTCTCTAAGCCCGGTGGCTTTTGGTACTTAGAGACCAAAGGAATATGGGCAACTGCTGACCGTGCCAAGCATGTGCTTATCAAAAAGCAGTCCCCAGAAATCGACATCCGCTTCCTCTTCAGCAATGCGCAAGCGAGGCTCTACAAGGGCAGTCCCACTCGTTACGCGGATTACTGCGAGAAGCATGGGTTTCGATGGGCGCACAAGACTATGCCTCAAGACTGGCTAGACGAGTGTCGCCAATAAGCGAGAGCAAAGGGCTGTCTTCGGATGGCCCTTTTTCTTTAGACACAAAGGAACGACTAATGAACACCGATGACCGTGATGGCAATAAGTTCATCCAACACCAACCCTGTGATGCCTGTGGCAGCAGTGATGCGTGTGCCCTCTACAGTGACAACTCAACTTGGTGTTTCTCTTGCTCCACTTATACGGCGGGTGATGGCGAGGTGGTGGATGCCCCAGTCAAGCCCAGCGCTTCAGCACACTTGCTCGAAGGTGAATACCAAGAGCTGCGCAGCCGTAAGCTCACAGAACAAACGTGCCGCAAGTTTGGCTACATGATCGGTGAGCACAGGGGCAAACTCGTGCAGCTTGCGACCTACAGAGACCTGCAAGGGAGAGCTGTAGCACAGAAGGTACGCACCAGAGACAAACAGTTCTCAGTGGTGGGCAACAGTGACCGCATGGGCCTCTTTGGGATGCACCTGTGGTCTAGTGGCAAGAAGATCGTCATCTGTGAGGGCGAACTGGACGCAATGAGCGTCAGTCAGATACAGAACCACAAGTTCGCCACAGTCTCCGTGCCCCACGGGGCTCAGAGTGCCAAGAAGCACCTGTTGCAGCATATAGACTACCTCAACAATTTCTCTGAGATCGTGCTAATGTTCGATCAAGACGAAGCTGGTCAAGCAGCAGCCCAAGCGTGTGCTGAGGTGTTGCCTATCGGTAAGACCAAGATCGCTGTGTTACCAATGAAGGACGCAAACGAGTGTCTGGTGGCTGGTAATGCGGCAGCAATCATTAGTGCCATACACCAAGCAGCAGACTTCAGACCTGATGGCATCGTCAGCATGGGCGACCTGCGTGAGGTGGTGGCTGTGGCAGACGCAGAGAGCCCCGTACAGTACCCATACCCAAGGCTCAATGAGATGCTTAAGGGCATCCGTACAGGCGTTGTGACGCTCTGTGCTGGCTCTGGTGTGGGCAAGAGCACTTTGATCAGAGAGATGGCCTACCACATCCACATGAGTGGCTTCACTGTGGGTATGCTGATGCTCGAAGAGAGCGTCAAACGGAGTGCTCAAGGACTAGCTGGTATCCACATCGAAAAGAACATCACAGTTGATGCTGATGCAGCTACAGCCGATGAGATAAAAGCTGGCTTCGACAGTCTGATGGCCGAAGGCCCAATCTATCTATTTGATCACTTTGGCTCAACAGAGCTGGACGTAATCTGCAACCGCATTCGCTACATGAAGCACGGCCTCAAGTGTGACGTTGTGTTTTTAGATCACATATCGATCCTCATTAGTGGGGGAGCGGGTGACGTAGGCTCAAACGAGAGGGTCATGGTAGACCACATCATGCACACCCTTCGTGTCTTATGCTCTGAGCTAGACTTGGCTCTAGTGCTGGTGTCTCACCTACGGCGTCCCGGCGGAGACTTAGGTCACGAGGGTGGCGCTAAGGTCTCACTGTCTCAGCTGCGTGGATCACATGCCTTGGCACAGCTTGCTGATGCGTGTGTCGCCATGGAAGTGGACGCTGATGAGCCTACAAGTGGCCGGCGTAATCTAGTGGTCCTCAAGAACCGTCACACGGGAGAAGTCGGTCCAGCAGATCAGCTCCAGTACAATCGCGAGAGCGGAAGACTTCGCACAGTCTACGATGATGTGCCCTTCTAACGGCAGAAGCTAAATCCCAACCCGCACAAAAGTTTTTGATGGTTGGGTTTTTGACAGCCTTTCCCAATGACAACTGAATACAAAGGAACAACAGCCATGGCTGAACAAACGTCATTCAAATTTGACACAGTAGAGCTAGAGCCGTGCAGGCTCTCAGACCTCACCCACCTAGAACTACAAGTCTACGCAATCTTACTAGGGGCCAAGCACACTGGCCTCACCAGAGATGAGCTAGTGGAGCGCATGAGTTTCCAAAGAGGGCACTCTGCCATGCAGTACATCCCCCGCCTCGTAAGGAGGGGTCTCGTGCAGGCAGCAGGTAAACGGAGAGCCCCTACGGGCTGGGCACAAACAATCTGGAAAGTGAGGGTTTAAACATGGTCAGCACAGAATTTAAAGAAGCACTCAGCATGAATGAGTACCAAGCGGAAACAGCATCCACAGCTATCTATAAGTGGCGTGTGATCTACCCAGCGCTGGGCCTAGCCAATGAGGCAGGCGAGGTAGGTGGCAAGATCAAGAAGCTAATCCGTGACGAGGGTCTAAAGTTCGATGGCACTGACAACCTCACAGACAAGCAGAGAGCTGACATAGGAAGTGAGTTGGGGGATGTGCTTTGGTACATTGCGGCCCTTGCCCGTGACCTTGGTATCTCAATGAACGAGGTGGCCCACATGAACCTAGAGAAGCTGGCTGACCGCAAAGCGCGCGGTAAGATCGGCGGATCGGGTGATGACCGATGAGCAAGTTAAAAAGTATGAAGTTGCCAAGGGCAAAAGTTCACAACACTGGGCCTTACCTTGCCTCTCTTGGCCCATTCAGAAAAGCAAAGGTAGCTATCAGCCCATCAAAAGACACAAAGCCAAAGAAGCCTAAAGCTCTTCGGGGGCGTGTGTAATGGGACAACGCTGGATAGCAGACATAGAGTCCAACGGTCTGTTGGATACCATAAGCAAAGTCTGGTGCATTGTACTTCGGTGCCCAGACACTGATGAAGTCAGAGCCTTTGGGCCGCACGAGATACAAGAAGGCCTTGACCTCTTATCGACAGCTGATGAAGTCATAGGCCACAACTTTGTGTTATACGACTACCCTGCCCTACAGATCGTGTACCCAGACTTTGAGATCAAAGGTAAAATCACAGACACCTTGATCCTTAGCAAGATGATACACCACGAACTGTTTAACGATGATGCAGAGCGCAACTGGAGCGCTGAGAAGTTCCCAAAGAAGTTCTGGGGACGCCACAGTCTCAAGGCTTGGGGTATGCGTCTAGGCGACTTCAAGGATGACTATGAGGGCGGCTGGGATGCCTTCAGTGAAGAGATGCTCACCTACTGCATCCAAGACACTCAGGTAACAGCAGCGCTCTACAAGAGCCTGATGAAGACTGAGCCTTCAGAGCAAGCAGTCTACCTCGAACACCGCATGGCTTCTATCTGCCATGAGATCGGTCAGAACGGGTGGACCTTTGATCAGAAGGCAGCGGGTGAACTGTACGCAGAGCTGGCACAAAAGCGTCATGTCATCGAAGAAGATCTAAAGGACTTGTTCCCAGCTTGGGAGGTCACAGAGGACTTCTTGCCTAAGCGTGACAACAAGACACTGGGCTATAAGGCTGGCGAGGTGTTCGTCAAAAAGAAGACTGTCTACTTCAACCCTAACAGCAACCCCCACATCCAGCGTTGTCTAGTCGATAAGTACAAGTGGAAGCCAAAGGAGTTTACTCCCAACGGCCAAGCTAAGATCGATGAGAATGTGCTGGTCAAACTACCGTACCCAGAGGCCAAGCGTCTTGCGGACTTCAAGCTGATCCAAAAGAGGATCGGCATGTTAGCAGAGGGCAATGGTGCATGGCTCAAGAAGGTGGATGCGGATGGCCGCATTAGGCATCGCATTGATCCTTTGGCCACTACCAGCACCAGAGCGGCGCACTCCTCGCCAAATTTGGCACAGGTGCCCAGCGCACGGTCTCCTTACGGCAAAGAGTGCCGTAGTCTCTTTGGTGTGCCAGAGGGCTGGGTGCTCTGTGGTGCTGATTTATCTGGAATCGAATTGAGAGGACTCGCCTCTTATCTTCACCCATACGATGGCGGTGAGTATGCAAAGCAGATACTCGAAGGTGACATCCACACATACAATCAACAGGCAGCAGGTCTTGCTACGCGAGACCAAGCGAAAACGTGGGTCTATGCCACGTTGTATGGTGGAGGTGATCAGCTGATCGGAGAGATCGCTGGTGGCGGCAGAGCCCGTGGCAAGCAACTCAAAGATGCCTACGACAAGGCTGTACCAGCGTTTGCCACACTGAAGAAGAACCTCAAAGCAGCCTATGCCCGTGGGTACATCAAGACCTGTGATGGGCGAAAGCTCAAGATCAGGTCAGAGCACAGGTGTCTCTCTCAGCTACTACAGAGCTGTGGGAGCCTAGTCAGTAAGTGGTGGGTGCTCCTCACCTATGACGAAATCAAGAAACAGCATGGCGACGATGCCTACATAGTGGGCTGGATACACGACGAAATCCAAGTCGCCTGTAAGAACGAGGCAGTAGCAGAAGATGTCGGTAATATCGCTAGACGAATGGCGGAAGAAGCAGGCCGCACTCTCAACCTTAAAATCCCCATTGCCAGCCAGCATTCCGTGGGAAGAACTTGGTTTGAGACCCACTGAAGTCGATGAGTACATAGAGAACCTTGTGTCTCTTTACATTGTCCTAGACCGCGCATGGCGCAACCCTTTCACCGTGAAGTCTGACTTCGCTCGTGACGGGGCATTGCACATAGCCATAGCGGCCTCTGAGGGCTTCATCACAACAAAAGTAGATACTGACAGCTGGGGACGCCGATGGTGCATCACAGAGGTCGGTATGGAAGTCAAAGGAGACATCGATGATGTCCTTAAAGAAGTCTTACAGCCAACCCACCCTGCTAATTGATGGAGACCTTTACCTCTTCAGAGCTGCAACAAGTGTCGAAGAAGAGACAGACTGGGGTGATGACATCTGGTCACTATCGACTGACCTGTCAGCAGCCAAGCGTGTGTTTAACTCCATGATCGATGGGTTCAAGCAGGCACTGAATGCAAACGATGTAGTCATCACGCTCTCAGGCTCCAAGAACTTCCGCCGGGGAGTAGAGCCAACTTACAAGGCAGCTCGTAAGAAGACACGCAAGCCTGTGGGCTACTCAGCTATGGTCGAGTGGGTCAAAGAGACATGGGACTATGTGTTAGTCGATGAGCTAGAGGCTGATGATGTCATGGGCATCATGGGGTCTATCCCCGGCACTAAGGCCATCATCGTGTCCGACGATAAGGACATGAAGTCGATCCCCGGCAAGCTCTACAGGCCGCAGAGCAATGAGAGGATGACTATCAGTCAGTCTGAAGCTGACAGCTACTTCCTCACACAGACCCTGACGGGAGACCCAACCGATGGCTATGCCGGGTGTCCTACCATGGGTCCAAAGACAGCAGCAAAGGCGCTGGGCACACACCCGACTTGGAATGCTGTGGTCGCCGCCTACCAAAAGCAGAAACTAGATGCCGACTACGCGCTGACCCAAGCGCGGCTTGCTCGAATCCTACGCCACACGGACTGGGATGATGATGCAGGGGCAGTAAAACTATGGGAGCCAACACGATGAATATGAGTGTCGCATTCAAATGCAAACTTAACGATGAGCAAGAGTTCATACTTGGGCAAGCCATGCTTCGCCATGAGAGCCAAATAGACCGCTCGTACCTGTCACTGGCAGACAAAAGAACTGGTGACTGGGCTACAACCAAGAAGCCACTAAGGAAGTCTGCCAGACGCGCTATGCTTCGGTGGTTTTACGACTACACCTATGGGCGTGAGTTTACCTTAGCCACCCTGCTTGAGAACAACGGAAGATATTCCGTCTATCACATGGCTAGGAAGCTAGTTGATGCGGGGGCAATCACTGAAGTCTCAGAGCATAACGGAGGAGCTGCTGGCTCCAAGATTTACATCGTGTCTGACCGTGAAGTAATCGGGAGGATGTTAGCCGATGGAGCATGAAGACATTGTTGTGAAGCCTTCGCATTACACACAGTACGTCATTGAACCAATCACATTTATCATGACTAACAAGCTGCCCTTCCACATAGGCAACATAGTCAAATATGCAGTCAGGGCTGGGTCAAAAGCCTACCCCAATCAGACCGCAGAACAATCAGAAATCACCGATCTAAAGAAAGCCATCCGCTACTGCGAGATGCGTATAAATCAACTTGAGGGAAACGAACTATGAACATGATGAACAGCACAGCTATCTATGGGCCAACCATTGGTATCAGTGAAGAGATACACAAGATGAAGTACCGCTCAGTGGGCGAGACCTTCAAGGAGGCAATGACCCGCGTAGCTGATGCACTTAAAGATGGAGAGGAACACTTCGAGGCCTTCCGTGGCATCCTCTACAACATGCGCTTCCTACCAGCTGGGCGTGTGCAGAGCGCTATGGGTGCTCCCCGGCGAGTGACACCCTACAACTGCTTTGTGTCTATGACTATCGAAGACAGTATGCACGGCATCATGGAAGCAGCAGCAAACGCAGCGAAGACCATGCAGCTAGGTGGTGGCATTGGGTATGACTTTAGCACCCTGCGTCCCCATGGCTCCCTCATCCGCTCCCTCGACAGTAAAAGCTCCGGCCCTATGAGCTTCATGGGTATCTTCGATGCTGTATGTAAGACTATTGCTTCAGCAGGTCACAGGCGCGGCGCTCAGATGGCCTGTTTGAACGTGTCCCACCCCGATGTGGAGACATTCATTCGCGCCAAGAACAACAGCACTGAGCTTACACAGTTCAACATGAGTGTCGCTGTGACTGATGAGTTCATGCAGGCAGTTAAAGATGACACAGACTTTGACTTGGTGTTCGAGGGGCAGGTCTACAAGACTGTCAGTGCTACAGCGCTATGGGATGACATCTTGCGCTCGACTTGGGACTGGGCAGAACCCGGCATCCTCTTCATCGACCGTATCAACAAGAAGAACAACCTACACTACTGTGAGACCATTGCAGCCACCAACCCCTGTGGTGAACAGCCGCTGCCACCTAATGGCGCATGTCTCCTTGGTAGCTTCAACCTCGTGAAGTACGTTAAGCACAACGGCATCCAAAGTGGCGACAAGGCAACCTTCGACTATGAGAAGCTAAAGGCTGATATTCCGCATGTAGTCCGTGCCATGGATAACGTGGTGGACCGTGCAGTCTACCCACTGCCAGCACAGGAGAAAGAAGCCAAAGACAAGCGCCGCATGGGGCTGGGTGTCACTGGGGTAGCTAATGCCATTGAGGCGCTGGGCTTCCCGTATGGCTCACCTGAGTTCATTGACACCATGGAAGAGATCATGCGTACCATTCGTGACGGTTGCTACCGTGCGTCTATTGATCTGGCCAAAGAGAAGGGTCCATTCCCACTGTATAGCCATGCACTACTCGACAGTGACTTTGCTCAGACGCTACCAAGCGACATACGATATGACATTGGTGAGTATGGCATACGCAACAGCCACCTCCTCAGTGTAGCACCAACAGGCACAATCAGTCTTTCAGCAGACAATGTGTCCTCTGGTATCGAACCAGTGTTTAGCCACTACTATGACCGCACCATCCAGACCTTCGATGGTCCACGGGTAGAGCGAGTAGAAGACTATGGTGTCCGTGAGTTTGGTGTCAAAGGTATGGCAGCAGATGCACTATCGGTGTTCGACCATGTGCGTGTGCTCAACCTTGCCTCCAAGTATGTAGATAGCGCTTGCAGTAAGACCTGTAATGTCGGGGATGATGTCACTTGGGAACAGTTCAAGGATGTTTACATGCAAGCCTATGACGGGGGCTCCTCTGGATGCACCACGTTTAGGGCCAGTGGTAAGCGCTTTGGCATTCTCAATGCCTCTACAAGCGAAGATGCTGCGATAGAGACTGTGGTAGAAGTAGATGCCTTTGTGGACGAAAAAGAGGGTGGCGCTTGCTACCACGATCCAGCCACTGGCCTCCGTACCTGTGAGTAAACTAGAGGGGCCCTTCGGGGCCTCTTTGCCCAACCATTGACAGGAGAACAGCATGTTCACTGTAGAGTTCGAGCAAGACCACACAAAGGTAGTAACAGTTGACCAGAGTGGCAAACACGAAGATGTAGAGATGTTTCTGGAGGAAGACGGGACTGTGTATATCAGACAGTTTGCCGAAGAGTTCAATGAGTACCAATTGCTCATCATCTCACACTATCAACTTGTAGACCTAATAGCTTCGATTGATGCGCCGGAAGGGGCTCACTCCGTAAAAATAGGAGGCAGTAATGATTTACCCACGGATTAAGACAGACAAGGACAGATGGCACAGTTGGTTTGCTTGGTATCCCATCAAGTACGGCATCCACTGGGTGTGGTTGCAGAGGGTACAGAGGCGCTGGTGTGACCACCCAGTTATAAAGGATTGGGATTACAGTGTGCCAACCATAGATGACATGGATAACAACATCGACTGGGATAAACTACTGTGAAGTGGTGGCACGGGGGCGGCTCCGTCTAGCAGTTCCTACTCCACCGTGCCGTTGTTACCGGAGTAACCAATGTCAACATAAGGATTTGAGCTGCCGATTACAAGGGTCATCCAAAAAACACTGATCGGGACTAAAGTGTGGTCCTGACCAGTGCTAAGTTAGTTCGCCGTTACTTCTGACGGAGCATTATGGCGAACAACAATCCAACTATTATTAGATCGCTGATTGGGAGTGCTATTCCATTAACCATGGGATCACCTTCCTTTCTTCAAGCTGACAGGAGTTGGCCTGCCAGTATTCTATCGATCAGTGTTTTTTGACTTTAGGATAACCAGCCGTGTATCTTGGTTGTCTGGTTCATTCGGTCCTCTAGGCCATGGTATCCACCATTGACCCGTCTTGTAATCTTACGGACAACCTCCTCACTTACTCCTTTGGCAGCAATGCGGAACAGGAAGTTAGTCTTGAAGTACCAAAGGGCTGTCTCGAATGCGTACTCGTTTGCACAGAGGTCGGGGTCATCCATTACATCTGGGAGGCGCATGTCTGAGGCAAACAGTCTGTAATTGTCACGACCAGTCAGCTGGAGATAGCCCCTGCCCCGCCATAGGTAGCCTTCGCCAAGGTTGCCCATGCGGCCACCATACACCTTGTCGGCTAATGCCTTTGGGTTCTTAGCGTAGGGCTCTGCGTCTTCTACAGTGTCAAAGCGTGTAGGCCACACAGCTTGTATGCGCTCTGGGGTGCTGTAATAGAGGGACTCCGTGGTCTTCTTAAATCCACCAGACTCGTGGTGAGACTGACCAAGTAGGTGCGCTGCTTCTAGGGCAGATAGTTCGTAGTGCTTGGCTATAGCCCTTGCTGTGTTGGGACCAAAGGAGCCATCTGCATCAACACCAACCTTCTCTTGGAGGGTCTTCATTGCTTCACTCATCGCTTAAATCCTTTAAGTGTTCTAATGCCGAATGAAGCTGCTATTGAGGCGTACATTCCAGCTTGAACCCACGCGGGACAGTTCTGAAGATTAGCAAATCCTGATGCCATGGTGTCTTGTAAGCCAGGTACAAAATTAGCAGCGAGGATAAGCACAAAGACCACAGTCCAAAGCTCATCTTTCCAACTGTTGTTTGATGCTTCAATGGCAGCTTGCTCCCAGCTTATCTCTCCGGTAGCCAGCTTCATCTTGGTCTCAGCTTCAGCTGATTTGATCTTGGCCTTACCGTCTAGGTAGCTAGTCGCTAACCCTACGGCACTTGTGAGTATGCTGATCATTTCTCGTGTCCTAACCAAACGGCAAAGGCACCAGTCATGGCCCCAGTTACGGTTGCTGTCAGTGCGGTTGCTTGGGATGTCATGGCATCTGGAGATAGACCCATGAACCAGTGCAGCACTTGTACATACATTAGGGTCATCACAGCCATCATTAGACGGGGCATTAGCTTCCAAGCCAACACCCGCTCCATTGCGATTGTCATAATGTTATTCCTTAGTTTCGCATTGCGTCCTCAAGCAGCAAAAGCTCCAATCTCTGGATGCTCATACGCATGTCTTGTAGGACTTCGCGGTCAGTCTGTTGGACTTGGACGTTTGCCACTGCGATTGACAGGTCGTGGGTTTGTTTTAAGTTCCACCCGGCCAAGCCTAGAACCACGGCCATGAGGCCGGGTATTATTTGCTTTTCCATAGCCGCCTCTTTCTTTAGTCAGCAGCCATCTTCTCGACAGCGCCTCTGATATGTTCGATGTTGGTGTCTATGCGAGCCATGGAGACAGCTTGAGACTGCACCATCACTTCGACTTTGTTCACACGCTCACTGAAGTTCATGAGCTTCTCGGTGTTGCTTTGGATGTCTGCCATCATCATGCTGACTGTCCAGATGATTGCTGCTGCTTGTGTTATAAGTCCAAGTAGGAGCGTTGCGGGGACACTTCTGGATATGTGCCAACCTTCTTGCTCTTTAGGCATCACTCAGGCTTCGTGGGCCATGTGATGTCGGTTGGAAAGCCAGCCTGATCTGTGATGTTACGGAGGGCTTGGCGGTATGCTGTCTGCTCTGCGGTCATCGTGCGGTCTGATAGCGCCCATACGTCTGTGACTGCGATTAGGTTGTCACGTTCTTGGCGGATTTGGCTCTCTGTTGCTGGGGGATTATAGCTAAGTGCATCTTCCTCTTCCTGAGTTACAGTGCGCTCTACCCCATCTAGACTTACGATTGGCATTAGTTAACTCCTATGCTTGAATACTTTGCACCATTCTCCGCAAAAGATTGGTTGGATTGAAGTGTAAAAATTATAGAGTTGTTCTTCTCTGCGTTTAGCATCAATCCATTCCTGTGCTGAAAATTGTTGCTGGTCAGAGCATTTGTTTTTATAAATTTGTAATTTATTTCCCATTTTGTGCGCTTTGTGCTTGAGTAGGCATCCCGAACAGTAATGTGTAAAGAGTGATACCTAGTGTTTTCACCGGGGCTATTGATGTCATCTCCGTTAAAAAGCAAATAAGAATCGGTAGTGCTATTTGTGTTATAATCTCCAAATTGTCCAATCGAGCAATATTCACTGCCAGTAATTGAATTGCCACTTGAGTCACTAAGTCTGATAAGTTGTCTTGCCCCATATTGGCCGCTGTGCTGAAAAAACCCGTCAAAATAAAAGTGTTGGATTTGATAGTCTCCCAAAGTAAAACTCAGGGATGACCCTGTTCCCATAGAAGCATCTGTTGCAACTACTGTGCTTAAACCGCCAACACCCGCAGCAGCCATGGCCCCCGCTGTAGTCGCATCAACAGACGCAATGTTACTCAAAGCCCTACTGTCATTAATAACGGTTGTACCATTAACTTTAATCGCCATCTTCGTGTTCCTTCACTATTAGCGTTATAATTACCAAGGAACCCCAGCGGTAGTCGTTGGGTTCAACTCAGCGTTGATCTTATCTGCAATCGCCTGTTCGATGTCAGCACGAACCACAGTGTTCCAGACCCAAGCAAGCACAGCGTCTTGAGTTAAGTCAGCAAACGCAATGAAGTCAGAGGCAGACGCGTCCGGTGTCCATGAAGATGTCCCGTATGAGGAAGCAGTGGCCTCCTCGTCAACACCCTCACAGCGCCAGTGGGCTACTGTTACGCCGCCATCTGCTGTGTTGCGCTCAAGTTCTGCGATAGTCCATGTGTAAGTTACAGCCATGTTTAGTCTCCTAGTTTAGCTTCTAATGCTTCAATGCGAAGCTGTTGTTCTTTGATTGCTTCGATAAGCACGGCCACCATGTTGCCATACTTAACCGACTTGATGCCTTCGTCATTGGTGCTGACCACATCCGGCAGTACAGCTTCTACCTCCTGAGCAATGACACCTATCTCTGAGCCGCCGTTCTCTAGCCAATCGAATGACACACCACGCAAGGACGTAACGGCGTCCAGTGAGCCGCTGAGTGTCTCTACGTTTGTCTTGAGTGTGGCGTCTGAGGTGGTGTTGAAGTTGGCTGCGTTGGCTGTGCCAGACAGGTGGAGGTCTTTGAAGCGTGCATAGCTTGCTCCAAGATCGGTTAGGTTATCTCTAGCACCACCTGAAGTTGCTGGTAAAACACCGTTGTTTGGCAAAGATATGCCGTTACCGCTTGGGCCATCTATGTATAAAACCCCACTTGAAGTCCCAATACTCCCCACCACAGTTCCGTCTTTGCGGAATTGAGCAATAGCCCCATCAGATGTTGTGCGGTTTACATTTAGAACATCTGCGTTTGCTCTTGTAAAAAACACACCGCCATCATTGCGGATGGCAACACCTGTGCTTGTTCCCGTGTGGGGCGTTGAACTCGTAGTCCCCACCAGCAAGTTACCGCTCGCATCGAGGCGCATGCGTTCTGTGCTGTTGATCAGGAAACGGAGAGGTGAATTTTCAAGTGTCCCTATAGTAGAATATGCGGCTTGGTTACTTATTAAGAACTGACGGCTAGAACCTCTTCCCATTTCGATTGCAGGATATTGCGGGTCACCAGCACTTTGTATTGCCAAGGATGTAGAGCCGCTTGAGGATATACCCACTGTTCTGGTGTAGCCTCTGCTAAATACATCAGGCGAACTCGTGCCAATACCCAGTGACGTACCTACATAAGCTGTGCCAGACAGGTGGAGGTCTTTCCAACGCTGACTGGTTGAACCAAGGTCTATTGTTCCAGAATTAAAAGCCTTGTTTTTCCTTGGAAGAATATTGTTACTGCCGTTGAAGTAAAAACCACCAGTATTTGAACCCTCGCCATCAATTGTAAGAACACCAGAAGTAGCCCCAATACTCCCCACAGTGGTGTTGTCTTTGCGGAACTGAGCAATATCACCGTCTGATGTTTTCCTATTTAGAATTACGGGGGTATTTCCATCGCTTGTAGCATAAACTTGACCACGCTCTCGCATAACAAGACCATCTGTGGTTGTATCTACACTCGTTTTACC